GTAATTATAGACGCTCCCCTAGCCACCTATGCCTATGCAGTAGGTGCAGCGGGCACTGCGGGTACTGCGGGAACAGGCGGACAAACAGGAGGAGCAGGAGGCTCCGGCAGCATTTCCGTTGAGGAACACTACAACTATTAGTGATATGATGTAACCATGCCAAATAAGCATAGTGTTCAGCACCAACCGGACGCCCTCAACATGCGTCCGGTTCCTCATTTGGATGACGCTGCATGGACGGCAGTCGGTATCTCAGCGATGCAGCTCATCGACCTGAACCTCGGCAACAGAGGGGGTTTGGATGCCTCTCTGGACTATGGAAACGCTCTCTACGAGATGCAGGGGGAAAGGGCCAACCCACCATGGGAGAACTGTGCAAATATCATTGTACCTGTAGTATTCACTGCCGTGGGGGAGATGACTTCGCGTCTTTCTGGTTCTGCCCTTGTACCAAGACCATATACGGTGGCAGGCAAGGATTCTATATCTACACAATATGCTCATATAGTTGAACAATTCTATAATTCGGAGTATGACGAAAATGATTGGTACGATGCATATGATACGTGTATTCAACTCGCTTGCAGGGACGGAACGGCTATCCTTGAAGTTCTTTGGGAAAAAAAGATTTCAGAGACTATGCAGCTTGTTGATGGACCAGTTATCGGTAAAGATGGTAATCCATCTGTAGATGAGTTTGGACAAGCCATTATCAAGAAGCAAAGACAGCGTGTAAAGAAGGTAGAATGGGATGCAGTCCGCTATAACCCAGTTGAACTACGTGACTTTATCCTGTTTCCGAACTACGCACCCTCAATCGAAGTGGCGGATGGTGTTGCTAGAAAAAGGTATATGTCAGAACGTGACATGTATTCTATGGTTGAGTCCGGGGTATTCAATGCGGACATGGTTGAGAGGATCATGGCTTGCACAGCAGCGGGGCAAGACGAGAGGCCATGGGATAGACAAGGAAACGCCACCTATACCATAGGCGGGAAGCTCACCATCGGGGACTACGCTATCCCTATGCCTGACGGTATGCACGTAGCGCGAGGACCTGTTGAGATTTGGCAGATACTCACGAGCCAGTTTGATTTAGATGGGGATGGGGTTTGTGAAGAGAATTATATTTGGGTTCATGATATGTCTCGTCTTATGGCTGGTTTCGCCCCTTTCGAGTACGAAGGGGGTCGGCCTTACTTTCCTATCACAGTCATGCCAAGACCTAATAGATTCTATGGTTTTTCTGTCCCTGACGTTGTGGGAAGTGTTCAGGAAGAAGCCTCAGCACAACGAAACGCAAGACTAGACTGGCTAGACATCGCCTCTAACCCTACGTTCTACACGACGCCGGGTTACAAGGACTTAGGAGAGAACGAATCACATCGTTTTGGCCCCGGTGCTCGTATGCGGGTAGAGACTCCGACAGACGTAGGGTTCATTCAGCTTGGAGATCCGCCACAGGCCCTGTTCCAAGAGGAGCAGTCCCTCATGGCCTTGGCAGATCGTAGCATAGGAGCACCTGCAGCTCCTGCTATGCCACCTGCCAACGCTTCAGCGGGTGGTAAACAGAGTGGCAAGGCTATGCAGCAGTCGGCAGCTCTACAGGGCATGCAAACCAACCGGATGATTGTAAAAATACGTAAATGGATGCAGAAGGTGTTCAAGTACACTCATTTATTATACGTGAAGTATGGTAAGGATCAGATGAGTATGCTACAATCCTCAAGTCAAGGAAGTACTGAAGTACAAGTTCCACGTGAGATTTTAGCTTTAAACTATAATCTTGGTGTAGCTGGTAGCGGAGGACCTCTTGATAAAGAGAATTCGCGTCAGGACGCTATGGCCTTGTACCAGCTCCTGACTCCGAGTCCTTTGGTACAAGGAGATATGGGTCATCTCTATAACGTAACAAGGAACGTGATTGAGAAGTTTGATTACCCGGAGATCACGCAGTTTATAGGTACGTTAGATGAGGCTAAACAAGTACAACAGCAGCAGGCTCAAGCTCAAGCTGAACAGCAGAAAGAGCAAATGGCTGCACATATCATAGAACACTCTAAGGTAGGTAAGGTTAAGCAGCCTCCACCTCCTCCGGGAGATCCAAACTCACTACAAGGTATTATGCAGGCAATAAAGGGACAGCCCAAAGAAGATGAGGAAGATGAAAGTGACGACGCAGACAAGTCATGATATAGACCAAGATGAGGATATCGTATCCCTACTAGAATCTAGTTTATGGGAAGCAACGATACAACGTCTATTCAAGACTAACCTAGAAGATGCTAAGAAAGTACTACTTAACAATATAGGACTACCGACTGATATGCGAACAGGTTATATCATGTATCGGCAGAAAGTAATGGACACTTTTAAAAGTCTATACAGAAAACACGATGTACAGTTACCCGAGTGGTTGGAGGACTAGACAATGGCCGATGATGACGATGAAATCACCCTTGACGATATGTTCGACCCTGAACCTGCTGAAAAGGTAGAACCGAAGGACGAAGTCGATGATATCGACGGATTCAAATTCGATAAGGCAGCTTATGACAAGCAACGCGAGGAGATGGAGGAACTAAAAAACGAACTCAAAGGACTCAAGAATCGTCCAGTTACCCCATCGCCAGCCGCCCCCCAGACTGGTGGGATTTCCTTTGAACAAGAAGTCGAAGCGGAGATGCAGAGAACTGGCTCCATTTCTAAAGCTATCTCATATGCAGCAGAGAGAGCCTACCAGGCAGGTCAGACAGCAGCTAAAGCCCAGACTATCCCTGTAGCAGCACAGGCTGCACGATATGCTATATCGAAGTTTGTAGATGATACACCTATGACTCCCTCTGAACGTAAGGAGTTCGACGCGATCTTCTCGACAGCTACCGATGATATCCTCGGTAACATGAGTCATAAGCAGCTAATGGAGGCACTTGAAGGTGCTACAGATATGGCGGCGGGTAAAGTTGCCAGGAAAACTCGCAACACAAGAGGCACTGAGCCGCCTAAGTATTCTACTGGGTATGATAGTGGAACTTCTGGAGGAAGAACAAAAGGCGCGAAGCCTAAGCTTAGTAAAGATCAACAGCAAGCCATAGAGTTCGCTAAGGCAGCAGGACTTGGTAAAGCAGACCTAGAGGACATCTTCGGAGGTGAAGGATAATGCCTAAAGAGAGTAAAGACGAGAAGAGCTTTAAGGATGAGATGCTCCAGCAAGAACTTCAGTCTATCCAAGCCTATGAGGGATTTGAGAAAGAGCGTTATGACACCGAAGCAGTACAAAGTCGTGTGGAAGTGGACCCTCATATCATGGCTGCTGTGCCTAATATGGGTCTTAATGGACAGCGTAGCCTCGCAGAGACCCTTTCTCTCATTGATCACGATTATCTCCATCGGAACAACGAGCCTTTGTTTGCTAAGCCTGAACTTTATATGAGAGAACCTTTGAAGGGATGTAAATATGTATGGGCTTCCATTAAAGATCCTTTCATGCGGGCGAGGATTCGGTCACGTAAATATAGACGTGTCGAAAAGCACGAGATTAGAGAAGATACCGAACTACCGATTGATTTCAAGGAGGTCGCCGGAAAAGAGCAAGTTCAAGTTGGAGACCTGGTACTTTGCGAAGTGAACCCCCTGGCAGTTAAGGAACTGTACCACTCCAGAGCGTTTGAAGGTCTCCTCAACTCACAGAACAACGTTGGTTATCAGGCACTAGAGGACGGTATGGCTAGAGTGGCCGGACAAGACAACATAGAGAGCGGAGCCATACGAACGGAACTTGATAAGAGCTTGACAAGAGAGTAGTAACTTTCCGTATTCTTGACACTAGTATCCGAGAAGAGTATCCTTAAACTACTTACGCTAGTTTGAGGATATTTTTTATGCCGATAATTGTGGCGGTTCAACGGCCTGTAGTGAACCTTCCGACTACAGCCGCTTCTCCTTCCCCAATATACCTCCCATATCTCGCCCCAGTTAATGAGGGAGATATCGTCTGGTTCGCTGTCGGTACCACTGCTTCTGGGTTTTTCCTCCTAGCAGCTACTTTCCTCCCCGGTGACACCATTACATATACTATTGATGGTGCAGCCCCTGTAACTTTGACAGTTACACCTACTGGGAACATTTATGAACTCCTTCATGCACTAAATACAAGCATCAATGCAAATACGCTTACAAATCTTGTTCACTCCTACATCGAGGGTAACCTTGTTATCATCAGGGCTAATACACCAGGTATTGCTGGCAATGCTATTACTCTTGCTCTTACTACTACCTCGGCAACTGGTGAAGTAGCAGTCTCTGGAGCAACCCTTGTTGGTGGTTCAGCCCTAGCTTCTCCTGGGTCTGTTCAACCGGCACCTGTTGATACTGCAACTGGAATTGTAGGTATGGCGATATGTGCATCTGTTCAAACGTGGCACGGATTTCCTACCGGACCTGGCACAATGGGCGCAGAGTATATCTTCGGTGCAAGCAATGTGGCCACAGGGTTATTCTCAGCTCAGCCCGGGCAGCTCCCGATACTCACCTTTGGACCTCCGGCGGAGGTTACCATGAATCTACCTGCGACTACTGGTTGGCAGCAGGGCGGACTCAATCAGGCTACATATGGTACCCCAGTCGGAATTAACAAGGATCCTGTCACCGGGTTCTATATTGTTGATCCTACAGTTACCAACCTTGTGGCAGTTATCCAAGATGTTGATAACTCGGTTAACGAGGCTATCGTCAATGGTCAGTACCAAGCAAACCCACGAGGTCTGCTAGGTGCAAGGGTAAAAGTCGTGTTTAACATAGCAGCTCTTGCCATACAGCAGGGGGGTTAATCAGATGCCTTCTATTCACCTCACTAATACCTTCCTCGAGGCTGCTACCAAGATCCTCGAGAAGATTTACACCAAGTCCGGTCTTGAGATCCCCCTCAGATGGCCTGAAGTTTTCAACACGCCTGACTACGATATGCGTAGACGGTTCTTCTCACAACACTCTATCGTTCCGTTCGGTCTCCTCTCCCAAATGGGTGAAGCGACTCAGGCTCCGCTTGACTCCGCAGGCCCTGGCCTCACTTCAACCTTCATTTGGCAGAACTTTGGTCTCCGGTATATCATCTCGGATGATGCTCAACTCGAAGACCCCCAGAGCATCTTCAAAGAGTTCCCGAAGATGCTTCGCTACAGCGTTGATCAAACGCAGGAGCACTTGTTTTGGAACATCCTAAACTTATCCTTCCTAAGTTGGGCGGAGGGTGGCTACAACTTAGCAGATGGCCAACCCCTCATATCCGCAGTGCATCCCCTAACTGGTCTACCGGGTGTTACTGTAAGCAACTTTCTGGGGGATGTTGCACTAACTGTCGAGTCCTTACAAGCGGTTATCATCCAGTTCAACCTGATCAAAGATGACCGTGGCAAACTGATCCGGTACATCCCGAAGGACATCATCTACCCGCCAGGACTTCACCAAACCGTTGTTGAGGTACTCCAAGCGTACTTCTATCCGTCTACTGATCAGAACCGTCCTAACGTCGTCTACAACGCTGTTACGCCGATCGCTGTTCAGTACCTTACACCTGCACAAGGGCCTGGTCCCTTCCCATGGTGGGTCACTGCTGGTAAAGGTAAACTTGGACGCGATGCACACAGCATGTTCGCTGCACTCAAGTACAACAAACAGCGTTCATACATCGACCCGACGAACCAGAATCTCGTCCACGAAGCCAAGATCCGGGTGTCTATGGGTGCCGTCGATTGGCGCGGTATTGTGGGAAGTGGCGGTGCCTAGAAATGCCGAAGCAAATAAAGGCTAAAGAGGGTAACTTTCAGGCGCTATTATACAGTGCCTGGGCTCCCCTCACTATCCTCACGAATCAGATCTTAGGGTTGAACTACAAGTTCACTCATCTTTCTTATGCCATAACCCCGCCCCTAGCTCCTGGCCTATCCTTCTCAGTTAATATCTATAGTGGATATGTGGCCGCTGAGCCTGCTAACTATACATCCTATGGTTACTTTGACTTGGCAGGCGTATTTGTCGAAGCTGGAGCAAACGGCTTTGGTGGAGACAAAATCACTATTATGCTAGAGGACTGGGTTTCCTCTATCATCTACACCTATACCTATACCGTTACCTCGCGCTACCCCACTCTTGCACAACTCGCCGCATTCATCACGAATGAGTTGAATCAAGATCCTCGGTTCAATGTGTCCTACATTGCAAATTCTCTCGGTGCAGAAGTTGTTATGCAGCCTCTTACCTATCTCCCTGTCGTGCCTACCTACACTGTCTCTACAACGAGTGCAGTAGGAGCAGGAACGATTACAGCAGGAGGGGCAGCCTTTGTGCCTGGAGTTGGTGGTGGTGCTCTACCTCCTCAGCCGATTAGTGATCAGACGAGTCAAGGTATCGAACCTTCTGCTACAGCCATTGTTGGAGACGCTCTCTTTCCTGTTGATATTATTCTACCAACTTTCTCTGCTCTAAATGGTGGTATAACCGGATCAATTTTTGCTAACGCAAACTTTGATGCAATTTGGCCGATTAACTCTATCCTCTCTTTTACGGCAAGTTCCGCTATTGTAACGGCAGCAGCTTTCCTCGGATTGAACTTGTACGGTGTGCCTGTTGATAATCACCGTTTCCTCCCGGCTACTCTTCCGAGAGGGTTTCAAATCGACTCCGAGATACTCTAATGGGTAGTAATCTTGTTAGTGTAGGCAACCGGGCAGGCAAGTCGGTATTCACCTTTGCTGCGGCGGGGGTGGATACTGGAAGCCTCATGGCCCCTGTAGCTAACGGTGGTATTCTACTGGCAGGGTTGCGAGAATGTGCTCGCTGGACGAAGTGGATGTTCCAACTCACAGGTACTGGCACGGGCTACGCTGTCACGGTTTACGGTACGATTGATGTTGATACAGCGTATAATGAGCCTGGCAACGGCGGCTTTTGGTTTGAACTCCCTGCCCCATCTGTCGAAGCTGGTGGAGGAGATGCGTTCACTTGGTCTAACCCCCTAACGCTAGGAGTCGGAACAAGTGCTCTGTATGTAAACGCTCCGATTGTGGCCATACGGGCAGTTAGTGCTGGTACGGTTACGGGTACAGTGAACTTACTCGTTTTTGCACAACCAGGTTAGGAGCGTATCATGGCAAAGAGATCGGCACACACCAAGCAAGGCGTCAAAGACGTTATTAAGAGTTCACAAGCTAGAGTTTCTGGTGGGGGACCTCACACGCCTAGAGCTAAGGCTCCGGCGAAACCGAGTGGTAACTCGGCGAGTAAGAATGGGTACTACACGGACAACGCACACCCTGGGGCAGCTACAGGTCCCCGGAGCAAGGGTACGCACTCTCAGAACCCTACGAAGAGTATCGGCACTCATTCAGCATACAAATCCTTGAGTAAGAACCCTTCTAAGAAAGCTCATGGGGCTGCCGGTCCAAACTATAAAAATAGGGGCATGTAGATCATGGCACGTTCGGCAGATGAAGAAGCAGTTCAAGGGATAAGTGATAAAAAGGCCCGTAAAGAGGCCTATTACACACGTCAACGTCAGAATGCCAAGATGGGTAGTGCTGAAAAAGGTAAGATTGAAGGTAAACTCAATTTCGGAGATGAAGCTCGTGGGTTTGCTAAGGATCAATACCAGAAGGTCATGGCTTCGGGACCTTGGTCTATCCCCGGTGGTAAGGCTGCAGAAGCTGTTGAGGGTGCCGTAGGCGGAGCTGCCAAGGCTATAGGATCTGGAGCAAGAGGACTCGCTAAGAGGGCAGGGAGTGCCATAGAAAGCGAAGTCCAGCATCTCCGTAAACCTACCCCTGTTCAGAAAGCTCTTGGAAGCCGTAAACCTGCTCTCGGTAGTGCTAAGAGTCAGAGTAGGTCTATGTCACCTACTGAGAAGGCCAGTGCGAAGGCTGTAAGCGGTAAAGCTCCGAAGGCTATGAGCGGTAAAGCTCCAAAAGCTCTCGGTACTTCTGGACAGTGGCAGTACGAGAAGGAACTGGCTGGACAAAGTGCTAAAAAGGTGCCTAAGGCCCCAAAAACGTTCAACCGGAACGGTACAAAGAGAGCAGAAGGTCGGCAGAAGTCAACTCGTAACCCTGTCTCTAAGCGCAAGAGTGTGAATGGGTGATGTGTGAACGCAGGAGAAGTAATCAATGACTGGAGACGTAACGTAAACGAACCGAACACAAATCGGTTCACTGTTGCGGATTCTATTGATTTTCTCAACAAGGCCTGCGTTCAAGTAGCTATAGATCTTCCATACACCGAAGGCACATGGTCTTTCCCAACTATCATAAATCAAAAAGAATATGCTATGTTGGAGACTGTGCGTATCCTACGTGTGTATATTCTAGGTACCCCAGATCCTTTAACAGGTCTGCAGGCTAAGCAACTTCTTGAGCCCTCAGATATCCCCTCTATGGAGGGTGATAATCAAAACTACTTTGATGCCTCTTCAGGCTTTCACCAAGGTAATCCTCCTCTTACTCCCCAATGGATAGCAGAGAGACCTAAACCTTATCCAGATTTTCAGCATGGCCATAACCAACACGGGTATGGAAAATCCTCTCATATATGGAGATATGGTGATAAACCCAGATGGTACATGCGATATGGGAATATTGGCTTTGTCCCTCCTCCCAATGCTATCTATACTGTTAATGTGGATCATATCCCAGTTCCTCCCACGGTAGTTACTACCTCCGATCTCTTAGAATTTGGTGAGGTATACAGAGACATTCTTGTCTTCAAGATGTCTGAATATTCTCGTCAAGCGGATGGATCTTCTGATGGTGATAGAAATAATCAGAAGTACATGGCTAAGATGAAGCAGCAAAAGGAGTGGTGGGACAAGTTTCAGATCGCTAAACCTATGACTTTCATCCCCTGGGTTCGCCGTAACCAAAGTGGAGGCCGATACGGTCGTGGTAGAGGCGGATGGGGTGGAGAGTGGTAGATCATGGCCTTTGACTCAATCTTTCCTTTCCTACCATCGAGTGCTGGCACACCGCCACAGCTTTTTCCATACGATGTTGTTATCCACACAGCCTTCCCTGGGGTTGTATTTGAAGGTACAGAACCTAACGCTCTTTACCAAGAGATTCGTGAAGTAAATGGCTGTTTGTGGCTAGTTACAAACGCTCAATATAACGAGAATCTTCTACAGTGGGATCAAGAGGTTAACCAAAACACGACACTACCTGCGTACGCTCTTGAGCTGTGCGACGGGGCAATGACTCGGTACTATTCACCTGCGACTCTTATACCAGATACGCCTATCACTTGGACTCCTCTTTGGACAGTCACTGCAACTGGTCTAATGGATAGCACACCTCTTGAGATTACAGGCGCGTCTGATCCGATGAATCAGTTACAGGTAACCTGGGACCCCGGTCCTGCCATAGCTCCCGTTGCACGTGAAGTAGATATCACTGACATAGACTCTTCGCCTAACTCGCTACTTGATAATCTCGTAGTGAATAGTGTCCAAGTATGGGCTGTTAATAAGGAAGGTGTCCTAGTAGCCGGTGATATTCCCTACGCGCGTATAACTGGCGCTCCTATTCCTCCAAGCTTCAATAACCCTACATTTACAGGGACATCCACCTTCGATGGTCCTGTCGTTATGAACGATGGCCTCACTGTTACGGCAGGAGCTACAACACTTGAAGGCACACTCAATTCTACATTAGGCTCTACTCTAGCAGGCGGCACAACTGTAACGGGGGGAGAAGCTGTAACCGGAGGACTGAATACTGATACCTTTGGAGTTAGTGGTGCTTCCTTCTTTTATGGTCTCGCTACATTTAATGATGAAATTACAACTGACTCAATCACCGTTACAGGTCCTGCTGTATTTGATGGTACTTCTACCTTCAATGGGCCTGTAGTATTTACAGACATGCCTATAGGAAGTGCTCAAGGATTTGGAGGAGTAGGTTTTACAGATACTGCTACCACAACTAATGTCACATATACTGTACCTGGAGTAGGTCAAGTATGGGATGTAGAGGTTACTATAGCATTAAATCTCAATGCTCCTTTAGTTACGGGAACGATAACATTAACAGGTACAGGAGGAACTGGGGGTGATGGGTATGACGCCTATACACTTACCTTAACGAACCCAGGAGACAGTAATTATTGTCTCATCACTGGAGGTAGAGGATTAAGCGGTCAAACTTTAATTGCTACTGTAACTGTAACTGGTGGAACTATACTTAATGATAGCGTAAATGCTCATGGCACAGCTATAAGGCGTACCTAATGTCTGTTCAAACAGAAGAGGCTGGAGACCAAGTCGCGCCTATGCTCGTCGTTGGCCCAGTGATGGGTCTAGACATGACAACGGCACCTTTTCGTGTAGCACCTACGAATGTAATAGACTGTCAGAACCTCACTCCGAACGCTACCTATGGGTCTTATGAAACAGCCCTTGGCCGTACCTCAATGGGAGTGCTCCCAGGGCCTATAAATGGCTTCACAAAGTTCATCCGGCCTGGGGTGCCTGACACCTACATCTTTGCCGTAGACTTCGGAGGTATCGGAACACTTTGGCATGGACCTATTAATGGTCCCTACGTCCAGTTCGCCACTCCTGTTCCACTAGCCCCAGGTCTGAATTCACAGTTTGTCTTCTCCTATCAGTGGTGTTTCTTTAACAATTCAGTTGACATACCCCTAAAGATCGACCTTGACTTAAATGTCACATACTGGGGTATTGTACCTCCTGATGCTGCACCTATTTTAACCGCAGATGGTGCTGCTGATATGAACGGAACATACTACTACATCATAACTTTTGGATCTGTTACCCCTCTCTACTCTATTGAGTCATCAGAAGGCCCTGACTCCCTACCGATCACTGTCACAGGCACTGGTGTTACGTTAACTGGTATACCTGTCAGTCCTGACCCGCAAGTGACCGAGAGAAACATCTACCGCATCGGCGGATCTCAAGGACAGTTCTTTTTAGTAGGAACTATTCCAGACAACGTAACAACAACTTTTACCGACACCTTAGCAGATAACCTGATAGGTATCACTCCCGGCACAGGACAGCTTCTAACGCCCCAAAGGGACCCTCCTCTACCCTTCCTGTGGATGTGTACACATCAGGAGCGTATATGGGGATGGGGCTCTGCTACGGACCCGTCTATCGTGTACTACTCTAATTTAGATGAACCTACAGGGTTTGATCTGTATGTCGCTGGTTACATTGTTGTTGGTGAGAACTCATTTAATGATGGTGCGAATGGGATGAGCAGTGAAGGGTCGGTTCTTATCCTAAACAAGGATAGAACAGTCTATGCTGTTTATGGGTCGTCAAATGCCGATTTTCAGGCTATCAAACTCGCTGATACAGGCTGTCGGAGTGGTCTATCCGTAGCCACTCTTGACGGTGTCACTGCATGGATCAACAGACGGGGTATTTGGTTCTGTAGCGGTACGACACCCCAGAATATGAGTGACGGGGCCTATCAGGTTTCTAACATCAAATCTTTCATTTTATCCCTAACCGATGCCGATCTAGATCAGGCTGTAGGATGGTGGTATGATCGCATGTACCACATCAGTTTCCCCACTTTGAATGTCACTTACTTCTTTGATCTGCGTGGACAAGGCTGGTGGAGACTCGGATGGGCTACGGATCACGTTTATGTTGACGTAGAGGCTAATGAGCTACCATCTAACGGAGTGGCTCTCCAGGTGTTAGGAGTGAACCTCCAGACCATCGGAGAGTTCGACCAGTGGTTCACAGGCGGTACTGATCTAGGCCTACCAATTATGGCCTATCTAACGTCGCGCGTTACAGATGGTGGGGACTCCGCAACGGAAAAAATCATACGGTTTGGAGAAGTTATCGCGCCTCCCCAGCCTGGCATGGTCTTTTTAACATGCATCGCCAACCCCGGCACTTTTGAGATCTTTAACCAAATTGGCTTCAACCTGGCAGACGAGTTACGGCACCAGGAGAGCTGGCCCCAAGCCATGCGTGGTTCTGAGGTGCAGCTTCAGCTCCGTACGTTCTCTTCTGTACAGATACAAATTGAGTCCTGTACGATATATGCATACGTTGATCGTAAGCTTATCCAAGACATCCCAACAGCCTGAGGTGATTTATGCCACAGCCTCCTACTAATACAATCGGCGCTACGAGAAATGTAGGGACCTTCTCATCTGGAGAAGGTTATCTCCTCACAAAAGGGCTTACAAACGTCGCCAAATCTAACAGTCCTAACCCCTCTAACAGTCCACCCGTTATTATAGGAACGGACTCGGCGAACATTGACTTAGTGGCTAACCCACTTAACCTTCTATCTTTTCCAAATATCGTAAATCGTCAGACGTTTCTCGTTCCGGCCAACAACTTGAAGTCAAAGAACCTCAAGATGACAATACCCATGGGAGGTACCCTTACTTACTCACTCTCTGGAGGAGGAGGACTGGCTGCTCCAGTAGTGACCATGCAGTCTATTGTGAACGGGGTGATAGGTAAGGACAGGATAATTACAGGCGTATCAGGCGGAACACTGACCTTGGGTCCTGGCACCTATAAGGCGTTCCGGGCTCAAGTACCTCTTACCGTGACCACAGGGGCGGTCTACGCGACTCTGAATTACCAAGTCTAATGTGCTAAGATTGAGCTAGGTAGGAGGAGATCATGTTTCAGTCAATTATACCCAATCCTAAGAATGTGATGTCTGCCTATAGTATAGCTAAACTCAAGTCCAGCTATCCTATCACTGTGCCAAAACACCAGTATCAAGGGCACTATGGCGCACAAGGCAAGTACTACGGCCAATTCGCTGCAAAAATCAACCCTTTTAAGGGAGGAGCTAAATAATGCCTGGAATACCTAAAGACTACAAGGCCAAACAGGGACAGATTGAGTTTTATCAAGGTAATGGAAATGGGAACGGAGGCTCTGCTCCAGCAAGTACGAAAAAGACCAACGGCAAGAAAAAGCCCAAAGGTAAGCCAGCTCCTGTTGCAAGGAAAAACAACAGCACGAGAACGAGCTTCATGGATGACATGTGGAAGGGTACGAGAGGTCAGTAATGGCAAACGGTAGTATAGTCCCTGGAGGTAAGCCTGCCAAGAAAAAGAGCATGTTCCAAAAGCTTGGCAAGGATGTCGGGAACATAGGAAAAGGGATAGGGAAAGCCTTTACCGCTAAGAAGGGCGGTAAGGGCAAAATGGGGATGAAGAAACCGGGCGGAATGAAACCAGTGACGATGAAGGGTTTCGGAAGTGGGAGTTAGCGATGGGGATGATGCCGCCAGGCGGTCAGCAAGGGGCTCAACAGGGCCAACAGCAGGGTCAGCAACAGGGGCAAGGGCAGCAGAAGGGGCAGCGGGGTCAACAGCAGCAAGCTCCTGCAAATGTGCCTCCAGAGGCTCTCATGGCCCTGTTGTCCTTTTTGATGCAGAAGGGGGGAGATACGAAACCTGGGGAGCCTGCTCCCGCACAGGCTACAGACGTATCTCAGGGGAATCTCACGCAGATTCTTCCTATGCTCATGAAGATGCTCTCCCAGAATCCTCAACAGGCTCAGGGGCAGCAGGCTCTACAGCAGGGACAGCAGCAGGCTAAACAGCCTCCTCAGATTCTCCAAATGCTCTCTCAGCTTGGCTTGGGGATAAAATAATGGAGAAGTATTACATAACCCGTATTAAGCATGAAGAAGCTCTTCCATTTGCTTTGGAATACACAGATAAAGCAGGTCTTCCGTTCCCTTATGAATGGGCTGAGACTTGGAAAAATTATATAGTCTGGTATGGGACAAGGGAACATCATGGGGATATTAAAGGCGTCCTTGGTTTAATGATGTCGAGTAAACTGCCCAATGAACTGTGTGCTGTGGGATTATATGGAGATCCAAAGTCCATAAAGATGTTGTTAAACTATTTTTTAGGTTTTGAGCACACTCATAAATTTGGACATGTTGAAGTTAGCAACAAGGCCTGGCATAAAGCTCTTGAAAAGAGATATTTCAAGATCTCTTCTGAGCCAGAGGTGACTTCTATAGGTACTGAAGTTTTTTTGGCTGAGTACGTAGGGGCTAGTCATGAGTAGTGGCAGTGGCGGAGCAGCTCAAGGAGCTATGCAGACCGCCCTTCAAAATCAGGGACAAGCTGCTCAAGGTATACAGGCAGGCGCAACTTCTCTACAGAACACGGCAGGACAGCTTAACTCTGCTCTACCGGCTACGATGACTGGTATTCAAGGGGCTATCGCTAGTGGCGGAAATCAACAAGGCACAACTGGTGTGAATCAGAACGCTGTAGGTCAGCAGGCCATAAATTATGACACGAACACGAGTGCGACAAACCTCTCACAGGCTAACCCTGCGCTTCAGAATTTCTATTCTGGAGAGATGAAAAATGGGCTGAATCAACAGACGCAACTTAACGCTCAGAACCAGCTTCAGCAGCAGCTAGGGCAGCAGGAGGCACAACTTAGCAACTCTGCACAACCTGGGGTGAATCAGAACAATCAGAAGCAGCAGATGCAGAACGCAGAGTTAGGGCAGAGTGCTAACCTAGCTGGGTCACTGGCAGGGCAGAATCAAACTACTATGCAGCAGGGAGCACAAGGAGTGGCCTCTACGGCAGGGGGGCTTGATACCCAGACCATGAACATGCTTCAGAGTGCTCTCTCGGGGAGTCAAGGCCTCAACACCTCCTCACTGCAGAATTTGATGTCGGTTCTTGGCCTAGGTACCTCGGCTGCTTCTCAAGGTGCTTCGGCTACTGAGGGCTCTAACAGCGCACTTGGAGGCCTGTTCTCAGGTTATGGTACACAGGCGACAAACTTCGGAGCACAGGCGCAACAAAACGAACAAGCTACGGGTCTAAGTTTTGGGCAGTTAATAGGGGGAATAGGTAGTGCAGCAGGTTCTGCTGCTAAGGCAGGGGCATGACACAGTTCGCATACTACTCGGAAGGTGCTGCTTCTGTCTCCTGGGCTAGAAGACTTTATGATGAAGGTCATGATGTTCTTTTCTACATCCCTGAGAAAGTATCAAGCAAGATCGGCGAGAATATAGTTCCTAAAACTCAGAATAAGGAAGAATGGCTGGAGTGGGGTGGGAGGTCTACTGATACTATTTATTTTTTTGATGCTACTGGCTCTGGAGAACTTGGTGATACCCTAAGAAAGCAAGGTAAACATGTTATCGGTGCGGGCAAATTTATGGATAAGCTTGAAAAGGATAGAGTATTCGGAGAAACACTGGCTAAAAAGGTGGGTATTACATGTCCTCCTGCAAAAAGTTTTAATTCGATATCTGCTGTATTAGCACATCTTGAAACAGATCCCCAACAAGAATCTGGTGATGGTGGATGGGCTTGGAAATCTGACAAGTACTTAGGATCTGACGCTACAATTGTGGCTAAAGATACTGAAGAAGTAAAGGAGCACTTAGAACATGTTAAAGAACGCTTTGGAGATAATGTTAAGTGCATCCTACAGGAAAAGATCAAAGGCGTCGCGGTATCGACAGCTCGCTGGTTTGACGGTAGGGTGTTTGTTGGCCCGTTTGAAGGAACTATTGAGAACAAGAAATTTATGAACGGTGACAAGGGACCTGCTACAGGGTGCTCCTTGAACACTGTTTGGTTTTACCCTGACATCCCTCGTGTGGCCTATGAACTCAAGTGGATGGGGTTAGAGTCTGAGTTCAGGGATAACGACGCTCCACCTGGATTGTATGACATAAATGCCATACTTGACAAGGAGCACGCTTGGTTCCTTGAGTGGACTCCGCGCCTTGGTATAGACAGTGAGCTAGCTTCACAGCGGGGCATAACCTCCCTCTCAGGGTTCTTGGAAGCCTTAGTACATGGGCAGAATGTAGATCACTTCTTTAAGGTAGATACTGCTTACCATGGGGTTAGGATTTCAATACCTCCATACCCTAATGAATTTAAGGAGTTGGCAGAGTTAGGAGACAAGAACCCTGCTAAAGGGGTCCGGGTTAGGAACTACGATGGTACGTGGGATAAGTTCTTTGTAAATGTAGGATGTGCCTGGGATGAGAAGACAGGTCTGTATGTTGTATGCCCTTTTGGATTCATAGGTGCATGCGTTACTGATTCTACTTCTATAAAGAAGGGCTTCGAGAAGATCTATAAGTTTTTAGAGAAGTTATCTGTACAGGACCTACAGTACCGCACAGACGCGGCAGATGTTATACTTAAAGACGTTCAAAGCATAATGAAGTATGGATGGGATCTGACGCCCGTTCTAGAGCGGTAGGAGGCTATTATGGGATATCAAGTTCCTCAAATGGGCAGTGGAGGTGGAGGCCTCGCAAGTATTTTAGGCTTCCTAGGACAAGGATTGAAGGGCTATGAAGAGGGTAAGCAACAGAAGCTTGAAAATAAACAGGCTGCAGGTAAGGCCGCAGACGAACATGCCTTAGATCAGTCCACTATCCAACACAACACTCTTGAAAATGTCGCGGCTACGGCTACTGCTACACGGCTCAAAAAGGCTGATGATACCGCTACAGCTCAGACTACCTTTGATAACGTCACGAACCAAGCTATTAAGTTTCCCGAGATAACGAAGGACCCTACCATGATGAAGGGTTACCTTGATGCTGCTAATGTCCTTGGTAAACCCGTTGTTAGAAACGCGGATGGGTCTGTTAACTGGGATGCCATGAACCCTAAGCAGTTCTCTGATCTCTCAGTAGAAGATAAAGCAAAGTTTCAGGCCATGAACCCCGATGATCGAAACCTTGCCATGAAGGGCATAGGTGGGATACCTCCTCGGTTTCTTAAAGTTGGAGCTAGTTACACACCGGAAGCACAAGCAAGACTCACTACGGCTGCTGCTTCTGGTACTCGTGCTGCTACAGGCGCAACCCATGAAGCCAATGTTGACCGCATGAATAATACGAAACTAGGGTTCACGGAGAGGCTAACAGCAGCGAAAACCGCGTATACTGAAGCTCAATCAAGTACAGTGAAAGCCTTGGCACTGGCAAAAATTAATGAACTTCAAGCACAGGCAGGGAAGGCGAACGCTGAAGCTGCTGCTGTTGGTCCCCGTCTTCAGATACAAATGGAAGGGTTAGGTCTTAGGGCTGGACAACTTAAAGTAGCCCAAGATAGACTGAGACATGATACGAGTAAGGACGCCTTTACTCAACTTCATGGGGCTACAGTTGCACTTGATGAATACGCTACAAGGGCTCAGTCTGAGTTAACGGCGGCGAACACGGCTCTTACTGCTTATAAGGCAGTAAAAGGAGATACTATTGCCCCAGACGACGCTATGGGACAATCCCTAATGAAAAATGCCGCAAGACTTAATGACACACTCTTTACTGCGAGACAACAAGCTGACTCAGCACGCAGTGCCTTTGTGAACTATACACACCAAGGAAGAGCCATGACCGCTCAAGGCGGGGGTAGGCAGAGTACGATCATGCCAAGAAGAGGAGCAGCTTCAGGAGGTACTCCTGTCGGTAGCGCACCGGCAGGCACAGCAGACGGTACAACGACTCAATACAATGGCAAGACCTTAACAGCTCGTGGTGGTAAGTGGTATGGCGGATGAACTTCCTGAGATCCCCGTTACTAAAAGTGCCCCTGCTCAGAAACCTCTACCTGAGATACCTGTTACAAAGGCTCCAGCGGCTTCTTCGGGAGCAGCACCTTCTGGACATTCTTTACCGCAGATACCTGTAGCCACGAAGCCTAATAGCAACCCTTTCTCCCAGATACAAGCTTCACAGAAGCACGCAGGGCAGGTTTTAGGTGCTTGGGAGTCTGCAGTATGGGGACACTGGAAGGAGGCACTGGGGGCAGGAGTAGGAGCAGACTTGGATGTTCTTGGCACGCCTCAACGTATAGTCTCAGGGGAGGTTGAGAACGTTCAGAATCATAAGGGTTTTTTGGATTCTGTAGAGCACTTAAATGATATTATTTGGCACCCAACGACAGAGAAGGTGAACAAGGCCCGTACAGCCGTTCAGAAGGGTCTACACTTATCGACAGACGCCGATATTGACACGATGATGCACGGTACTCTCATGCACCATCTAGGGCAACTCTCACCGTATGTAGGGAACGCTCTGAAGACCGTGAATAACGTCGCTACTGATACAATCACTGATCCGTTCTCCGTCGCTGGAGACGCGGCTACAGCCGCCCGAGATCTTGGCTTGGCTCATCGTATCGCTGCTGCTCCCTCTGCCACTCATCTTTTGGTGCATGCTGCAAAAGCTGCAGCAGTGAACCCTGCCACGAAGCCTCTAATACACGCCGGAGTTACGGCAGGGCGAATGGTTACGGCACAGGTCCATAACCTCCTTACCAAACACGGGGCAGGTCCTGCGTTTGAACATCTTAAGACGGCTGTAGCAGCTACGAAGAACTCGGCTTCAAACATACACCGTGGGTTAGTCGATACGTTTGTTACTCGCCCTGACTTGTTACGGGCAGGTCTTACGCATGCTGGGAGAGATGTACGGCTCCAGTTAGAGAACTCACAACGGGTCTTGAAGCACAAGGACTTTACAAAAGATGCGGCAGTCGTTAACGACGCTAACAAGTCGGTTCAGAGATATGCTGAATATGTACACCTGCACGGTTCATCGAAAAGATCTGCAGCAGCCAAGAGTGTGCTGCCGCAGTCACTTCATTCAGCTTCTCCTCCATCTGGTTCTTTAGCAAAAACTCACTCAGCAGCAGAGATACGTGCGATGAGTCCCGACGAGCGTACTGAAGCGTTTAACTCCATGCGGAACGAGATACACAAGAACGAGCTGGCCCGGAGGTCAACAGAGACGTTCTCTCAACAGGGCGGTACGAAACTCTCTCATACACCGAACGCTGTTGACTGGCACAAGTATCAGTCCCCAGACGTTAAACAAGTCGCCGGAGTAGCAAAGACCATGGCTAACCTTGGCCGCGCCGGGATAGAGCTGAACCCTCTTCCTCATGGTGGCACGAATGTCGGCACGCTACAGTTCCTAGGAGGTGGCCTGGACGCGGTTACAAGAGGCGTAGGAGCGATGATCAAGCCGGTGGATCACGCAGTAAAGGGAAGGCTCATTCAGATGGGCTCAGGCACACCTGACTACATCGGAGGCCACACCGGCGGGATACCAGGCTATGCACAGATGGTGAACCACATGAGCGGCATTCTGGGGCAGATGGAGTACGGCTGGAGAGCTGGCATGCTCGAGCATCTGGACCGCGTCCTAGGCCCCTCTGAGGCTGGTAGCAAGGCAGAGTATATCAAAGGTGCGTTGATCAACAAGAAGCTAGGTGACTACCATAACCAGCATGCGTTTGCTCGCGCGTTCGCTTCTTGGGGAGGCCCGTTCGTTATGTACAAACTTGGTATCCTCCCAAAGGCAGTGTTTGATTCAATAAAAGAGAACCCCATCCGGTTCCAAACTGTTGCGCGTACTGAGGATCAACTACAGGATAACAGGCAAGGAGCGGGCCAAGACAAATTAAGTTTTTCTGATCCTGTATCTGAAGCTCGTAAAGGAGTGATGGACCCAACAGGTTATGCGTTTGACACATTAAGTCTTGCAAGAGAAGGTCTTGAGCTGAAGGCAGACTGGGAGAACCCATCAAACACCTATGAGACATTTGATCAAGGGATAGCAAGAGTGGCAGAAAATCATATAGCCCCTCTCGGGGCTATACAAGGTATTTCTGATAATTTACAAGGGAAGTCTTTCGCAGGACAACCAATGAACTTTACTGATCATATGGCAGCTATGATTATTGGTGCTCTTAACGGGCACATTCATCATAAAGCTTCAGGTAAGATGCTACGTAAGAATCAGAAGTATATTAGTAAACATGCCTTCACCCCTGAAGACTAAGTCTATTTTTTGTGAGTACCCTATCCCTAAGCTCGTCCGGGAAATTTCTTAACATTTGTTCCTTAAGCATAGATACATTACATATACACATGTAGATGCCACCAGACTCTTCAACTAAATTTCTGAACAGCATTTGAGCAACACTCATATTGTGCCCTAATCGCATATATGCTTCTTCACTTTTTAACTCAATAGCGATAAACTCTCCATTGAATGAACAGATGATGTCTGCCACACCTGCTCTCCCCAAAGGGGAGGCAGGCACTGAGAAGTAGAACATCTTAGGTTTTAGAGACTCAAGATAATCCCTTATCTTTTCTTTGACTTTATTTTCAGGAGTATTGTTACTCATCTTCTGATTCATCCAGTGAAGTAGTCACAGTACCCTTTACTAGACCTGTTACTTTCATTCGCACTGAGGTCTTTGATGGGTCATCCTTTCTAGGTTCTGTGCTAACGTATGCTTCGAGTACTTTATCCTTGAGGTTCTTTGTAAAGATACGTCCTGCAGCGACTTTCTCAAGTGGAAAGTCTGAAGCATAGGAGTCCGCAGATATACCAATAGCGTGAAAGATGTCAAACATACTCCGAACCCCGGGGTATGAGTACTTACCTGTCTTCTCACTCTTGGCTCCAGCCAGTGAGTACCATTGTTTGATCTCTGAAGCCTTGTGAGGTCCTTTCATAATTTTGAACGTCGCAGTAAGCATGGGTTTGTCTTTACTAGAAATGGTAGGCTCAAGATCAACGAGCTTCACTTCGTACTCCCCGTCTGGGATAGGCTCATAGGTACCTGAGAGTTCTGCGAGGTTGATTTTCGTAAGTTCAGTCATTTCGTCTCCATTGAAAGAAATTGGGATAATGATAGGGTCGTTTTCCCACTGCCGGGACATCCATATATCGCCATAAACGATGGCACCTTACCAAGCTTCTCATGAATCTTCGGAATAGATGGGTTCATGATTCGCTTTGGCATAGTTTTGGCCTTCTCGAAGTTTACATGATATTTAGCGATAACTTCAGTCGTTGGTTTGATTGTTAATACACGGGTGCCCTCCTTAAATTTTATGTTACCCTGGCTGTCCTTCTCATCGTCCATAAGGACTGATAAACGAAACATGTCACTACAGGCTTCGTTCAGTCTGCGGTAGAACGCTGGAGGAAGCTCTGGTCCTATCGCATCCTCCATAGTACGCTCGTTAGTTTGTTTATTTTCATGAGCCAAGACTAGGATGTTCATGCCCTTATTTTTGAGAGACTTGAGCCTCTCCATAATCATCTGTTCAGCCATGTCATAAACCGTGAGATAATTTTTGTCACCTCCAAGCCATTTCTCTTTGAAGGACCACACAGACATATCATCTTTGAGCCCAATGAACTTAGCGTTACGACGCAGAGTGGCTCCCAGTCCTGAAATAGTATCAATGATGAGAAGATCTCCTTTCTCTGGTTTGAGTTTTGCAAGTTCACTGTCAAACCTTTCAAAGTTCCCTGCATCTAGGTAAGTGATTTCTTTTGGGTGAGCTTCAAGAATATCTTGTATTGAGTCTGTGCCGTTTTGATCTGCGTCGCTATAGTAAATCATCTTCAACTTTCATTAAATTTTCTCTTTGGGTTGAGAGAGCCTCCAGGCGCTCTGGTGAGACGAACCCGTGCTCCCACTCCTCATTGCACAGGGGACGCTGGAAGCACCCTGTACAGGCCGCTACACCCCATCCCATGCGTCCTGTGCGGTAGTATTGATTAAGGTGTCTAGCGTCAAGGAGAGTTCTAATTGATTCTACTAAGTCTTGCTTTGTCCTCTCCTTTTGAAGCGGACTGAGTGTATAAGGGACGGTGAAGTAACTATCCTGTGTCGTCCATGCCGGACTGCGCGGTCTCGGTACTCCAACCCGTTCGGACCTAACATACACGAACTCAAATTCAGCAGGTACTCCATAGAGAGCCTCTATGGCTATGATATAGAACCTCGCCTGGTCGCTAATGTGAATGTCAATACATGGCTTCTTTCCAAATGTTTTCCAGTCACGACAAACTATTCCTCCATTCTTACTATACAGTAAATCAGGTGTCACACGGAAGAGCACTCCGGGTATTACTTCCCAATAAAGAGACTCTTCAGTAGCTATAATATCTGCAGGGAGTCCTCGGTTTGAAAGATAGGTCATGGCAATATGAAACATTTTAGCATCTTCGTCTTCTGGTATGTAGTCCACTTTACCGTACTTTACTAAAGCCTCCATATATCTATGAAACAGGCTCCCCTTCTTAACGGCCTCATTTGTATGCTTGGACTCTCGCATCCACTCATACTCTATCTCATAACTCTTAGGACAGTTTTTGAATGCGGCTAAAGAGCTGTATGAGATAACTAGTTTACCATCTAAATCTTTCATTTAAATACCACTGTCCAAATACTGACTAGCGCACAAGTTATGAATATGTATGCAGCCAAACACAAAGAAGTTACTGCTAGTTGAATCCAAATCATAGGAGAGTGAACCCTTTGTGTATGCCATATCGAGGCGAGTGCCAGTCTCTCAGTAACCCTCTATCAGACATAAGACACAATCCTTTGTCAGGATCATAAACCTGCCACATTTCGTTCATTTGTTTTACAATGGTTATCCAATGTCCATCATTTTCCACTGTAATATCAATCATAGAGTTAGGCGCTAGTTTCTTTGTTCTCATATAGTGCATATCTTCAGCGACTAAAAATGCTTCTATGTCCCTAGGGCTTGTACCCATCTCATTTGTTGTATGTAATCTTTTTTCTAGATATTCTATTGAAAAGGTATGGCCTTTAGTTTCCAGCAAGTAAGCCAAGGCAAAAGGCCCGCAGTTGTAGTCTTTGTTTTGAGTAAGAAACTGAGTATAAAAATGGGCGGCACGTTTTGTACCGAACCACTCTTCATGTATTCCTTTAAGGTGGAATATGCCTCCCAAATCTTGAATAATATGTACCATTGATTGTGACGTAGCATGGCCTAAAAGCTTCGCGTAGCCTATCTCTGAGGCGTAGCGGGCGAACTCTGTCCGAAGCTGTTTACCATAGCCCATATTTCTAAACTCGGGGTGTATAGTTGTGCTCCAGACGTAGACTGATTCGTGGTCCGACATATCCACATCGGTTATGGCATCGTCTTCATCATAGAACCCTTGTCCCTTGTCAAGTACAAACGCATATTCATACGGGGTTATACCGAAACATTCACCGATGAGAACGTCATCAAGAAACATATTAACAACGAGTCCGTGTCTAATAATATCCTCTCTGTCCTCCGGCTCCTCTCTTAGCTCTTCCTCGTATAATTTCTCGAATCTATCCGTTGCTATAAAGTCGTTTGTGAAACTAATTTCCATGATAATGGTGCTCCCATGTTATTTCATCAATTAAATACATTTTCGCCTGTTCTCGGCATATGACACAAGGCTCATGCGTGACGTACATCTTCAAAGGGTAGCCGTGAAGGTTAAGTTGAGTCAAGGCGTTCTCTTCTGCATGAATGGTTCGCTTACAGTGTCCATCGACAATCATGCATCCTACCTCGGTGCAGTGTGGCTCTCCCGGAGGTGCTCCGTTGTATCCGGTAGTAACGATCTTATTCCTGTAGGTGATAACTGCTCCTACCTGGAGCCTAGGGCACGTTGACCGTAGAGCTACTGCTTTCGCTATGTTGAGGAAGTAAGCTGTCCAATCCAAACGCTCGTAGACTATACTGGTACTCTCCATTTGTTTCCTCCTGTACGAGTCTCAGCATCTCTGCTGCCAACTCGCGAATTTCTAGTTGCGCGTCTGGTGAGTTCCGAAATTTCTGGAAGTGAACGAACGCTCTAAAATTGCAACTGAAGTCAAGGTTCACTTGGATAGCGTAGGGGAGGAAGTATCGAGCAGACTCCTTTGCTCTCTTCCTACTTAACCCGTCTGCCTCTAATTTCTTGATAGCTAAATGATAGTTATTGTAAGCCGTGTCAGTCATATCTTCTAATGCGAACTCTGCTAATTCACTCCAGTCGCTAGGTAGGTAGTATTTGTCTTCCGTGTACTCCTTATATCTAGCAGACTCACCATTGACTGAAATATGCCGATGCTTAAGGATATGAATATGAGTAGCAGTATCAACAGTGGCGCTAAAATGAAGAAGAGAGCGTTCAAAAGGTGTGCCGTGTTCGTTCCTCGCCAGCATACTAAGCAGACCTGGGATTCTTTCTTTCTTCGCTTCTGTCTCTCCGCCAGTTGATGTCCATGCGGCTTGTGCATGAGTTAAATCTCCTCCGTAGTAGCCACAAAGGCTAACTTTGTTTTTCATCTATTTTAGACCATACTTCCTGCCAGTTCCCAGAACTAGCTCCTTTGGAATAATCAGTTGCACGTGTCTCGAAGAAGTTCGCATACTCTACACCATTGAGGATCTCGACTAACCAGGGGAGAGGATGCACTTTGACTTGTTTACCCTGTTTATCAAAGTATCCACAAATAGGCTTGAGCTTTAGCTGCACTAATCGCCAGTCAGTTACTAGGCTGACGTAGTCCTTAACATCTTGCGGAGTCATACCCTCAACAGGTCCTAATGAAAAGGCTAGGTCTATGAACTTCTCTTCAAGAGTAAGCATTGTACGAGCTATTGTCCTAATACTTCTTTTGACTACAGGTGTTACGGCTCCTGTCTCTTTATTCCATTCATGGTAAAGCTTAATCATGGCTTCACAGTGTAAACTCTCATCTCTTACTGACCAGGTTACAATCTGCCCCATACCATTGAGGAGATTTCGACGAGGGAAATTAAGAATCATGGCAAACGAGGCAAACAGACTCATGCCTTCCGTGAAGGCTCCAAACATGGCTAGAGTCTTTGCTATGTCTGCGTCTGTGTCCATCTTGAACTTGTGCATGTATGCGGTCTTGTCTGACATCTCCTTGTAGTCACGGAAGGCTTCAAACTCAGTCTGTGGCATACCTAGAGTCTTCAGGATGAGGGCATAGGCGTCTATATGGACCGTCTCCATGTTGGTAAAGGCTGACATCATCATCTGAAGCTCAAGAGGCTTAAAGATAGGGAGAAGGCGCTCTATGTAGTTTCCACCAACCTCTACGTCTGCTTGGGTGAAAAACCGGAAGATTTGAGTGAGTAGAGCACGTTCGTTATTGGTCATCCGTGGAGAGGCCCAGTCCTTGAGATCGTTGCCCATTGGCACCTCTTCACCCATCCAATGTGTACGCTGCTGCTGCTTCCAGAACTCATAGGCCCAGGGATAGCGGGTTACGTCGTAAGTACCACTACTGACAAGCAAGGCACTCGGAGTAATTTTTACTTTCCCCAACAAACTCGGCTTTTCTTGCAGATCTTGATCTGACATAATATAAACTCTTTATTCCTTTTTCCCAGGCGGTAAAATGTAGTTGGTGAAGATCATGCTTATTTATGTTCGACGGTAGGAACAGGTTCAATGATTGGCTTTGACAGATGTACTTCTGTCTGTCTGCCGCTAAATCAATGATACATCTCTGATCTATCTCAAAAGCAGTCTTAAAAATTTCTTTTGCCCTAGCAGAAAGAAAAGGTAAATGCTGAACTGATCCTTCATGTTCAATGATAGACTGCCAAACATCTCCTATATCTGTTCCTTCCCCATAATCCATTCCATCAAGTAACTCTTCAAGGTATTTATTTTTGACAATATACGAACCTGAGAGAGTTTTGTGGTTATAGACGTTCGCAGGAAAGGGTTCAATGCCGGGACTAGAGCCGCCAGCAATTACACTAATTGAGGCCGTAGGAGCTATGGCTATCATATTACTAAAACGATATGGGTACCCCCCTAAGTCTGCGTCCTTGCAGGCTCCTTTTTCATGTGCTAGTTGGACTGAAGCTGCATTAGCCTCTTCCTTTATCTTTTTAAAGAGGTATTTGTTCCATGACTTAGCAAGTAAACTCTCAAACGGTAGACCTCTAGATTGTAAGAACGAATGGAACCCCATAACTCCTAGACCCACTGATCTCTCTCGCATCGCGCTATATGCCGCATTATTGATGTTTGTTTTCAATGCAAAATCTGTGAGCACATTATCAAGCATACGTAGAATGTCTTCAACAATAATCTCGTTATCCTTCCATTCATCGTAAGTCTCAAGGTTTAAGGACGCTAGACAGCATACAGCCGTTCTTTTCTCGTTTGTAGGGAGAGTGATCTCGCTGCAGAGATTTGAAGTCTTAACAGTTAGTCCATACGCTTGGTGAAACTTAGGTATGCTCTTATTTACTGTATCTATGAAGATGATGTAAGGCTCTCCAGTTTGTAGACGAGTCTCTAGGATACGTTGCCACAGTTCTCTCGCATCTACTGTTTTGATTACTTTTTGATCCACGGGCGAAAGGAGACTAAATACAGTACCATCGCGGACAGCACACATGAATAGATCACTAATACAAATACCATGATTTAAATTCAATCCCTTTCTATTAAAATCTCCACTGGCTTTTCGGATCTCTAGAAATTCCTCAATCTCTGGGTGATCGACTGGTAAATAAACTGCCGCAGCGCCTCTTCTGAGGCTCCCCTGGGAGATCGCAAGCGTAAGGCTGTCTTGAACGTGGATGAAAGGGATAACCCCGCTTGTTTCTCCAGCCTTACGAACAGACTCTCCAATTGATCGGACGTTTCCCCAATAGGTTCCAATTCCTCCTCCTTTGGCTGAGAGCCATACGTTATCGTTCCAGGTGTCTACTATACCTTCTAAGCTATCTGGGACTTCGTTTAAGAAGCATGAAATAGGCAGGCCCCGATCTGTGCCTCCATTACTTAGGATAGGCGTGGCAGGCATAAACCACAACTGAGACATGTAATCGTAGAGTCTCTGAGCATGCGCGGGGTTATCAGAGAAGGCTCCTGCGACACGGGCGAAAAGGTCTTGAGGACCTTCACCTGGGAGTAGGTAACGATCTTCGAGAGTTTTCTTTCCTAGTTCTTTTAATAAGTTGTTGCGGCTGTAATCTATAGTTATTGTACTATCTGTCTTAACTACCATTGTTTTTCCTTTTATAGAAAGCATCGAAGCGTTCGATAACCGTTCTACAAATACCTTCCCTCTGAATGTCTTCAAGCCCAAACTGTGCTATACCAAATTCGTCTTCAAGCTTGAATAGGTTTAGTGCTACTGCCAGGCCACTTGTTCCATGAATATCCGATTGTGATATGTCTCCACAGAACACCATCCTAGAGTCTTTACCTAGTCTTGTCATGGCCATTTCTACTTGCTTAGGTGTTGTGTTCTGAGCCTCATCAATAATGATGAACTTCTCAGTAAATGTACGTCCCCTCATAAGCTCAAGAGGCACACACTCTATGGGGCTGTCTTCGCTGTCTAGAAGCCTTTGAATTGATGGTAGATTGAGGTCGATAATGGTATCCCAGATTGGCTCCATGAAAGGATTGAGTTTATCAGATAAAGTTCCAGGGAGATAACCAAAATCACGGCCAGCAGGCACAATAGGACGAGAAACAATAATACCGTTTGAGCGACCACTTAACAACTCCTCAAAAGCTATGCACACTGCAACGAAAGTTTTTCCTGTCCCTGCTGGCCCAACGGCAAGGGTAATCCGTTTTTTCCGTATCGTGTCCCGTAGATTGATCTGTGCTCTGGTTCTGGGCGACCAATTTAATGTATCTGTCGTATTGTTTTTGTAAGTTCTCATCCACTTCTCTTAACCTCTGATTTAACAGTAAGGGGTATGGTGAAGTCTATACCGTACTCTTCTTTGAGGGCCTTTACGGGCCAGTTACACATGATCTCTTCAATTTTCTTAATTTTGTTACCCATGATGTGTTTATCTAAATCACTTTCATCATCCAACTCAAAACCTATTGAGTCATGTACGAAGAGTACCATAGGGAAGTTCATCTCGGCTAGACGTTTCATGGCGAGGAAGGCTATATGTGTGGATAGATTTTGTACAGGCACATTAACTGCCTGACGTAGTTTTCCGAAAAATGTTTGTCCATAATTTCCTCGGATAAGTTCAGGGTTTCCAAAATGTCGAATATATCCCGTTGGACATCGAACCTGCCCTGTATTGAGTATCTCTTTTTTTGTGTTAAGATAATATCTTTCAAAGCCGGGAAATGTTTGATGCCACTTTTCGTGTAGTTGTTCACATTGTTGTATTGGGATATGAACTCCTTGTTTCTTTGCATACTCCCAAAGCGTAAAACCTGTTCCAATATAAAGCTGAGAGAAATTCGCACTCTTCGCAATTTGACGCTCTTTGTCGGTAACATCTTTTTCATCCTTGTCATAAAACATAGCGGCGAAGAAGGCATGTGGATCCCATATGGGATCTTTAGCGAACCGCGCTAGGATAGTTTCTTCTTGTGCTATCCAGGCAGCTACTCGAAACTCAATCGCTGAGTAGTCTACTGATAATAGCACCTTTCCAGGCGCAGCAGTGAAGAATTTCTTGAGCTTCCTGTCAAGATTCTGCACGTTAGGCTTCGTGGCTGAGGTCCTCCCGGTCTCCACTGAGACCATCTTGTACTCAGGGTGTGCCCTACCGTCTCCCTCGTTAGCTAGCTTCTCATAGGGCTTGATGTAGGTAGAGAGCTGCTTGGCCTGCTCCCGGTACTCCAGCAGCTCAGAGACGAAGGGAGTGGCCCTGTGGGCCTCTAGGATGTCCTTAGAAACGTGGGGGTTGCCGTTTTCTGTGAGTGGGTACCATATATGCAGCTCGTCGAGCTTCTCTGCTACCTGCTTGGTAGAGTTTGGGTTGATGTCAAACTTGTGGCTCTCTATAAGAGTACTGACTTCAGCTTTTGTTTCCAAAATTGCTTCCATACTGAGATGCACTCCTCGCAGAGACATGTCATCGAAGACTCTTCGCACAGGATAAATGAGATTTTCAAGAAGGTAAAAACGCTTATCGGAGGTAAGCTCTTTCTTAAAGAGTTGAAACAATTTGTAGGTGTACCAGGCGTCTCTTGCGTTGTAGAAGTAGAACTCGTCTGATCCGAGTTTTGCATGAAATGACTCTTTCCATCCCGGTACTCCGAGATACTTCACTGCTAAGGCTTCGAGACCTCTAGGCTGAGTCTCATCCATGAAAAACGCCATATACATGGTATCATGGAAATCGTTAATACGAAAACCTTGCTTCCTAAGCATGGGGCCGTCGTAATGTAAGCTGTTGTGACCGACTGTTTTAACCTGTTCCAATAGAGCACAAATCCCTGATACATCTCTACTGACGTAACAAATTTTCTCATTAGCCACGGCAATTTGGGTCGGATAATCTGTAAAGGTCCCGCTTTCGTCAACAGCTTCGATATCGTAGGCAAGTATATCACCATCTATGTCTTCTCCATTCCAGATTCTCCAGGGCACGGTGGTATCGGTTCTTTGCGGGCTACAGCGACGTATATCACTAACGACAGTCCGTTCCAAAGTCGAATTCTTCGCGAGGTATTCCAGACTATACGTACAAAATACTTTTGCATTTGTATTTAACTCAGGTATCGCGCTGAGTTCCTTTCCTCTGTTGTTTTTGATGCCTGATCGCTTCGTAACTGCTCTAAGGGACACATCTCCCATACATAGGATGTAGTTTGGTTGGGCTTGATGTATATCTTCTTTAAGGTATACTCTGCATGCGTCGATGGACGAGACATTAAGTGTCGTATACTTCTTATCTGAAGCACATTTGACAGCATAAGTTTGGCAATATCCTGATATGTGTGCTTTCTGAAGTAGGCTAGACATAAGCGCACCGATCGCGCCCGCGAAGGGAGTATCCTCAAAATCCGCCCGTGAGTCTGGTTGATCGCAGATAATAAGAACATCACACTTCTCAATTTTACTTTTTAGCACAGGTGATAAACAACCTAATGAAAGTGGACATAATTCACAACTTCTCACCGTTTAAACAATACTTTCTAGCATTTTCTAATGCGTCTTGCTTACGCATCTCGTAAGTAATTCCTCTAGCTGCATATCCTAGTAACGTATTACTAGAGTGTTTTCTATATCCTAGCCATAATTTGCACTCTTTGCATTTACCGCAAGCTTTCATTTCATTCCACCAAATAGAATTTCTTCGAGTTTTTGATTTTGTACAGACTCGTTCACAGACTTCTTCAGCTCTAAAGTACGCGCGATGTATGAATCAATAGTATTAGGAACGCGATAGAAAGTGACGCATTTACTCTTCCCTGGGCTGTAGATTCTGTCCTGCGCTTGCTGCTGTTCCGCATAGCTGAATGTCTCTGAGACAAAAAGAGCATGTGTAGCGCCTGCCAGTGATATTCCAGTGCCTCCAGCTTGGATTTGTGCTATGGCAACCATAGGATATGATCCCTTGTTGATCTCCTGAATCGCTGCTTGCCGGTCCTGAAGGGATGTGCTCCCCTGAATTGTCACTACCCTGCATTTCAATCTCTTTTCTATCTCTGTGCGGTACGTTTCTACTTCCCAAGTGAACTTACAGAAGATCACTGCCTTCTCGCCAGACTCGATTATCTCCTCCAGATCCTCGATCACTGCGTCGATCTTCGCGGTGTGGACAGGTACAATACCAATGTCTGAGCTTACAAAACCGGAGGTAATTTGTTGAAAACGTAAGAAGCGGGTAAGGCAGTGGGTCCCATTGATCGTCTGGCCGTTGATCTTTGCTATCCATTCCTTCGCCAACTTTCTATAGAGTGCCATGACTGCGGGAGGTAAATTAATTCTACGCTCTACGAACTGATATGTATCGGGTCCAAAGACTTCTGCACGCTTGACTATTGTAGCCCATTTCTTGAGTTTTGTCTCTAGCTCAGGTAAGTTATTATACCCTAGAATCTTGTTGTGGAACATCATGTCAGTGATAAGATAACGCTGCTTGAACTTTGTAAAGGAAGAGAACCAATCGTCTTGATCTAGACCGGACATCTGTCCCCATAAGTTACCGTAGTTGTTCGGTGTAGGTGTACCTGTTAGCGTACGAACGTATGTAGCTCTCTTAGCTAGCTTACGGAAGGCACGACCGCGCTTGGATGAAGGGGACTTGAAGCGATGGCTCTCATCCGCTATCAGGGCTGTCATGGTGAGGTTTGGCATGGCTTGGAGTATCAGGGCAAGCCTATCATCATTGATAACCACTGTAGAGGCCGGGCAGGCCCTTAAAAGGGCAACGGTATCTTTGACGGTTCCCTCATACCCGTTGAGGATGGTTATGCCTTGTGCAGCTCCCTCCTCTATCCAGTAAGGACACACAGTCTTAGGAGCTGTGATTAGGCAGGGAGGCGTGCCCCACGCCTTGAGGTACTCCACAGCAAGACGGGTCTTACCTAGGCGAGGTTCAGCAAAGATGGCCCGTTTAGGGGTACAGCCATGATCTCGTAGATCGGTTGCCTGCCAAGGTCGAAGGGGTAGGCTCATAGTCGGTTTTCCTCGTAAAAAAGTGGTTGGTTGGAGGTTTACCCCCCTATATATATTATACTGGTCTATTAGGGACCCAGTGTGTCTTTTAGATTAGAAAGCCGAAGTTTTACAACATTCCCAGTAAGTCCAGTTTCATCGGCTATACGTTTCCATCCCCAAGAAGGGTTAGCTAATTTACACTCTGCAACTTTTATATATGCTTCATCACTGAATGCAGTAGGTTCCATATCATGTAGGTTTATAGTTTCCTCTATAACTTCTTCACTACGCTTTTCAATTTTATCGAATCCTTTTACTACATATATTTCACTAGGTACATTTATACCGTCTTCATTCTCTTCTAGTACAGGTGTACCATTAGGGTTAGTTTCAAGCATCCATCCTCCATGAAACAATATGTCATAGTTAGGTTTCTTATAGTTAGATTTTTTTACATGTAGTTTCAAGCGATCTTTCGATGAAGTAGCATGTAGTAGTGCTCTAGGTATGTTCTCCATATCTTTAGGTCCGTTAAAGTCCTGTGACTTATTTTCGTGAAAGGTTCCAAGTATGGTTACTTTCATTTCTTGTGCAATAATAGAAAGTGGTGATAGAATAGGCCTAGCCTTTTCAGCTAGACTAGAACCTTTCATAGCAGAATCAAAAATGTCATATATAGAATCTATATATATAAAATCTAAATGTTTCTGTTCTAATGCACTTACTAGTTTTTCTGCATCTTTAGGGAATCTCCAATCATTTCCTATATTAACCAAATTTTTGAAAAGTTTCTTATCAAAGTTCTCCATGCCTAGTCTCACTCCATTACTAAAGTGTTCAAAAGTTTCTTCCGTAGCACTAAACCCTACAGTTAGTCCTTTTTTCAATAAGTTACCCACTAACCAAGGGACCCATGTACTTTTGCCAATACCGCCTGTGCCGTACTGAAAGGTTAATTTATGCTGTGGTATAAATCCATGAAGTATCCATTTTATAATAGGTTGTTCATCAGGTAAATCATAGGCGGTTATCCAAGGATTAACTGTGAAGTTATGTTCTATTTCTGTATCATATTTCATGCATGAGTGTGCTATGCGTTCTACATCTTTTGCCTCTATCTCTCTCCCTTCAGGCTGTGCTACTATCCCGACGTTAACTATGGCCGCGAGACCGTAAGCGATAGCATTCTCGGAGTATCCTATGCCTCGCAGTGCCGAACCGATCTTGTGAAGGCTGTTGTCTCGTATGCCGTCTGGCATAACATCAAACTCATCAACACCTGTGGAATCCTTTTTAAGGCCCTTAGCAGGCTCAACGATGCGGTCGAGCAACCATTGAGGGGCTAGGACAGGCTCAGAGTATCCAACAAGACTGTAGGGCCTCCCATCAATCTCAGAGCCAGGTCCTACAATGTACCCATTACATTTCACATCTGCTATCTTTGTACCATCACTTGCTTTTAGGATTGTGTTCTTGCCTTTGTACCCTTCTGGTATGCGATAGAGATAGTGCATACCTATAGCATCAGTACGTGCTGTACGTTGTTTCCATGTATCCGGTAGTGCAACTTCATATTGTGCTCTACCCGGGTGGTTAGAGTCAAAGTCAACAACGACGTACTCACCATCTAGTACTATCCCATAGTTACCATCAGGCATTATATTTGTAGCATCATGGTGACCGTGAATTGTGGCAGGAATTTTTGAATTTGGTTTAAGTTTTACATATTTCATACCCATTACAACCTCTGCAAACCCTTGAATGGTTGCAATAATCTTTATCTATTATAGGGGGTATCCATCCATCCATCCATTATAACACACCCTTACGTAAAAAATTAAGTACGTCCGAATATTTGTTATATCCTACGAGCCTAGCTATCTCTTTAGGAGGTTGATGTCTACCAAGCAAAACTGTGGTAGGCACGCCTAGTACCCTGTGTTGGCTCAGGATCCACTCTTCTGTCTCGTCCACTAAGAAGTACTGGGTAGCCTGGTACTGGCCACTGTAGGCCTCTACAGCACGTTCTAGGACAGGTCCGAACGCTTGACTTGGTCCGCACCAGGCAGCATAGAAGAAAAGGACCTGTGGTTTATGTATTGATATGGGCATAAAAAAGTAGAGGAGCCGTAGCTCCTCCCTCCAGGCTCAGTGCATTTTTACTTGTGACGTTTGATTAGAGGCAGGCCGTATGCTTTAGATGCTTGACGATATGTATTATAGAATTGTGTAAAGTCCTTAAAAAACGCTTCGTCGTTCGCGCGGTACTCTGCTTGCATAGAATCAAACAATTGTTTGAGTCCTGATTCTTTGTTTGTCGTACGTGCAGCATGCAGAGTCCTCCATTCATCCTCACTGAGTAGGCTCAAGTGAGAGCTAGCCTTACGAAGGCGTGGAGCAGCATTAGCTAGAGCATTAGCAAGAATCTCGCTGCGGGATGTCTTTACATCAGTTTTCAATTTGGTATCCTCTTCATCAATCTCATAGTAAGGATTAGGGTAATCTGGAGGCAGCTCATGCGTTATAGGTGGGCCAAAGTCTCTCGTAACTGCTGGGTAAGATTTCGTTTTAGACATGGTTGTTACCTTTCTAGCATAGTTGTTCGACATTAGATATCATTCCCCCTTGTAGGTCCACCAATAACACAAGCATAAACTATAGCTACTTCTCCCCCATCATTAGCAGATGTAATAGGAATATAACCCATCATGTTATATCTCATATTCATAGTATAAGATTCTCTCCATTCTTTTTCTGTAGCGTACCTCAAATACTGTCCATCCATAGTATAAAGTCTGCCCCAGTCCTCCATTATGTTCATTTCTCTACAGCTCCTAATCTTACAGCCCAGTTCATTTGATCATTATGATGCATCAAACCATAATAACGCTTGTCTTTACCTTTAGGCAAAGTTAAACACTCTTCATAACATTTTTTATGAAATTCATATAACTTCTGTATCTCTTCTTGACTGTGTATCTTAAACATACCATCTACATTAGTCATTTAACGTCTCCACCCATATCTCAAATATGAAATCATCTAAATCAAACCCCAGTGCATTACACACCCAACAAAAATCTTCGTAGGGGCCATCAAAGAATGTATCCCTTGATAGTTCATCTAACGAATACGAAACTCTCATATTATTTCACATCTTCTTCTAGAATACTAACGACTTTGTGCCACGCTGTTGCAATATCTATAGCCAAGGCGTACTGCTTCCAATCTTTGTATTCAATAGCGACATTTATCACTTCATTCCACTTTTTAAGGTTATCTTTTGCTAATTCTAATGTGATCATGTTATCTTACCCCTGGTTTAGAAGGACGATCTCCAGCAGTGTACACTGTTCTCATGTTCATAAGACGTTGTTCTTCATTATACTTATCAAAGTACTCATCTAGGACAGTCTTCTTCGTCGTAGGCTCCATAATATCTAGTAACCTACTAATCAACTTCTTAAACACAGCTAGTTCTCCTTGTCGTGTGCTCTTGGTTTGTGTATACATCATATCATAGGTTACATGATGATGTCAAGGTAAGTATGAGATATAAATGTAAAGTGTCTTTTACACGTATGATGACATATGACCTTGACATGTTAGATGAGATATGAGACAATGTATCTATAAGAAAGAAGGTTCACCATGCAAGTTCAACCAATAGTGAAAAAACAAACGAGTTTCAAACTCATCTTATCACCAGAAGAGAAGAAACAACGCAGGGAACAAATAGATAAGATGGTTAAGCAAGTCATAGCTATAGCATCCGAGCATATCCTTGATAACAGTGTTGATGAGAAACAAGTACGTAAGATGGTTACCAAGAAGTACGATGCTATCATAAGACAAAAAGTACTTAACTCAATCTGAACCTGCAAAGTCTCGAAAGTATGAGACAATGTATGCATAGAAGAACGAACGCAACGCCGCTAGTGAAAGAAGAAACAACATGAAGGCTCTACTCATCAAGTATCACGGACCTACGAACACAAAAGGAACTAGACTTAGTGTTCAATCAGAAGGCTTCAAACCTATTTTTGAGAATAGGGAGTACGATTTAGAAATAGATGATCAAGCGCATAGAGTAGCGTGGAGAACCTTCCAAAAACGGTTTGGTATAGACCACCCTAACTTCGCAATCGGTACTCTTCCTAACGGCGATTATGCGGCGGTACTCATCTAATGATCAATAAGCAGGACAGTGTCCTTCTCACCATCGTATCGACAGGATTCATGTGGGTCACGCTACTAGGCTTCACCTTGATCGGTATAGCAGCAGTGACCGCCCTCGTTCAGCACACCGTTTGTCACAACTAGTCACTAGGGAGAATACCATGTATCAAACCTATCTTAACGCCAAGAAGGCGTGGAAGGACGCTAGAGATGCTCCTTGGTCCGACACATACAACGAAACGTACAATAGGACTCTCTTAGCCGCGAAGAAAGCCTGGGGATCCTACCGTAAAGAGGAGGTTCAGGAACCTTGCGAATGTGGGGAACTATGCTGCAACATGGGCGAAACGTGCTCACCTTGTCTTGAGGCTTACAACTAACCATTACACTATCAGCACACACAAGCATTTACATCTAAGGTTAGATGTGATATCATAAGAGAGTAAGAAAGAAGGTTTGACATGTATACATTAGAAGGACCCTATGTAACCCAAGGGGAGTATTCTTGGAACATTGTAGACCAAGACGGAACTATTTTTGATAATTACGACAATAGTGATGAAGCAGAAATCGAATTAGCCATGCTGAATAGCAGTAAGAAGGTTTGACATGAGAGTTTCGTACAGTTTACACGTGGCGGCAGGACGCCAAGCCGACTTTTGGGAACGCGCCATCGTGGCGAGAGCACTAGCTAATCTCGAAAGATGCATCAACAAAGGTTACAAGCTTTACACGAGTAGCACATAAGCTAGTTTACATCTAAGGTTAGATGTAGTACAATAAGAGAGTAAGAAAGAGAGTTTGACATGTTTGAAGTATTTGAGAACGAAGGTTGGAAAGGATATCAACCCTCCTGGTACGCTACGGATGGAGAAGAACCTTCAGTAACATTTGATACCGAGGAAGAAGCTCAAGAGTACTGTGACGAACAAAATGGAGTTTGTGTGGCATGTGATAAAGACAATGGAATAAACGGACATACTTGTAAAGACGCCTAGACTGTTTATATAACCGCCAAGACTTTACAAAGGACTTCCCTCGTAAGAGGTGAGGTCTTTTCGCATGTGCTCCTTCCGTAGCTAACGACGCTGTGAGGTTAGCCTAAGTCTTTGATATTGATGTCTAACTTGTTTGTGAGGCAGTCCTAACTATAATGTTTATGTAAAGAAACTTTTACCTTAGCTTGACCTAACTATAACATAAGCTTGACCTAAGTGCAACCACTCCTCGAATGTTAAGACTTGGCACCCTCCCTTGACAAGCACAACCAACCATGGTTGTCAACCACCCTAGCCGGGGGGACCCTAAACTTTACAATGGGGGGCGGGGGGGAAGCTCTTTTCTGTATGTGTACATATAGGACCCCTCTCCCCAAAGGTTATATATACACCCTTGTCGAAATAGTAGAGTATGAGAACTTACTATTCTAACCCTGAGACCGGGTGCAGAACCAAGAAGCCGGATCCGAGGCGCACCGTAACAGGGCACCTGCCGATCATAGCTACGATCAACCCCTGGTTGTTCTACACCGCTCTTATCCTAGGTGGCCTCTACATGGCTGTGGTGTTTATATGAGTGGTATACCTAACGCACAGGAGCCTACTACACCTTACCCTGCAGGGTATGTTTCACTACCCAATGCTAACGAGTATATTACAGCACGTATAGAGGACTGTAGCGACTCTAATACTGCGGATCTGCCCTACAACCCTCCACCTATTGATCCAGTACAATAAGAGGCCAACGATATTATGAGTGAGAATCCTAATGACAACAGTAATAACAACAGTAATAACAACAGTAATAACTTACCAGAGTTTGAGTCTGAAGCCATAACAGACCACCTGAATCAGATGAAGCATCCTATTGACACATCCCCAGGAGATTATGAACCTTCACCATGCTTCTGTTTAGATTGTATAGAGAAGAGGCTAGAGAAGACATACTGGGACATATGGAACAACACTGATCTATGAGTACCAACAAAAAAGTCCACAAATTCATGGTCATCCCACTTTCACTCTTTGCTACAAGCCTGGTGGTTACATGCAGCCCTCCCCCTCCGATAACTCCGACTCCCCAGACGACTCCATCATCGACCCCAACGCTGGCCCCTTCCCCCGTTACCTCACCAACTCCGAGATCCTCGCCGCTGCCAAGCCCGACATCGTCACCAACGACCCCATCGACCTCGGTTTCTCCACCTTCAACGCCCTCTTCGATGCCTACATTCGCCCCTACACCCGCATCGACGAACTGGACAGCCCCGAATGATTACCCTCCTGATACTTGGACTCCTTACAGTGCTAGCCCTAACAGCGTATGGAACACACCGTTCCAACAAAGTCCAGCAGTACCGGACCCAAATTCTCTCACATACCAAAGATTTTACACCTCCAACAAAAACTTCGGATACTTCTCAAGTCTGACATTTGGATACACTGATGAATCCAATCAATATGGTCATCCAATTTATTTTGGGTACGCTACTGATCCTGTGTATACTGTAAAGTGCCTAGCGAGTTGGGCAGATGTATGTCCACCATCAACCCAGAAGTTCCACATCCCTAAATACGCCGTTCCTGCAGGAGGCTCTGATGCACATCTTACGTCGATTGACTACACCTATAACCCGGCTCTGGAGCTGGACGGTTGGAGTTGTAACAAACCATCTGGTGCCGGGGGAGTCTTTACTTGCCAGGCCGCAGGGGCAGGACCCATCAATGGACCCGGACTGGCCTTTGGACAAACAGCAGCAGGATACGCCCAGTGGGCAGGAGTCATTAGAGCAAGCGAACTCACAGACGGATATATTGGGCATGCCCTCTTCGTGGTGGCACCCTGCACTGCATCTTCGTCGGTTTACCCCTCCATACCCCGTGCAACGGATACCCTATGTCCCTCTGGACAAGGAGCACCATACGGATTTAGGATTCGATTGAACATGACCCCTCAAGCCATTGCAGCTCTATCAATACCTCAAAGCCATAAGACTATCCTTACAGCCCTATCCTCATTTGGAGCATATCAAGGAGATACAAATGGAAACAATAACATGTCTCTACAAGTCGAAGCCGACGAGATGTACACAGCCCCTAACTATGTCAACCCCAGTTGTGGATCCCTCCCCTCAGGAGCCCCCTGCACCCCCCTCACAGCCTGGGCCAACGGACAACCCGGTGTTACCTGGACAGGAGCCAACTACAACATCGACATTTCAAAGGACGTACCTAACTCTTCCTGGCAGTGGTTACTGCCTCCCACAAACTAACTCCAAAGGAGAATAACATGTATCCAGTTCCTATGCCCGGTCGCTTGCTAGTCGAAGAGTTTGCAGAGAAGACCGTAACCTCCACTGGTATCTTTCTCACCTCAGATCCCGATGCGTCGATCTATCAAGGACACGGTATCGTGAAACAAATCGGACAATACGCTGATGGCATGACAAATTCAGAGTTTTCAAAAGGGGATGAGATCTACTACAATAACAATTCAGGCAGCCTAGTGAAACTTGACGGTAAGGAGTACCTTGTCATCACAGAGTCTTCAGTACTTGTGAAGATGGTTAAGGGGTAGATCTCAAATGCCGCGAGGTGTAGATCATGGTATGTCACAGTTAGACGAGTCCGAAGTGATTCAGATCTACAAGTCAAGATTGTCACTACGTAAGTTAGCCCAGAAGTTTAACATCTCCCATATAACTGTCTCGTGTATCAAGCATAAGAAAACATGGAAGTGGTTAACAGATGCGATTGATAAGGAGACGATAGATGCCCCAATTCACTTCCCTGGATAGGCCTGCCTCGTATTATGAGGAGCTAGCCAACCGGCGCAACCCTAAACACGATCTACACTGTATGTGTAACCAGTGCTGGATGACTCCGGTGTGTTGTATGGTCTGTAAGTATGAGTTTAGGCATGCTTACGGACTCACTCGACACAGAACACAGCGTCACAACGGTAAAGTAACAAGCCCACGAGCAGCTATCAGAGCACGAGTGGCTCAAAGAGAACTGATACCGGATGGTCTAGGGTACTTAACGAAAGTCTTTGTGACAGATGCAAAGACAAAAATTGATACAAAAGAACTTTCTAAGTTCTCCATACACTTACAAGACCAGCTCGTGCTATCAAAAGATACAAGAGGTAAGAGAATAAGGCATGCGCTACATGCAGGTACTCTTAGGGACTTTAAAGAGGGTCATAAAGAACCTCATCTGCTCCATGTTAAGGTTCCAGTACAGTATATGCTACCAGTATATCAGATTTGGGAGATTTCAGGAGTAGCTCCTAACGATATCACACTAGCACTCATCGCTTACGGCCTAGAACACCTAGCTCAAGAGCTTCGGCAGTACCCTTCCTTCCCAGAAGTCCCCAAAAACCCTGGTAAGAAGCTCTCTGAACCCCTTCCACCTCAAAAAAAGGAGCCTAAAGTTGAGAAACCTCGCCCCAAAACCGACTTCTTTTAGAGAAAAGTACCCTCCTTTCGAGGATGTTCCCCTATTTTCTCCTCTACCTATGAACTCTAAAGTCTGGAGAATGCAGATTCGTCCCAACACCCTCCTGGTGAGGCCCTACAGCCCAGCAGGCTTCACAGAAGGGGGTCTATGGGTTACACTTAATGATAAGTGGGCTAGGGTCTGGGCCTTCGTGTTAGCTTCTGCTCACTCAGCAGCTCCGAGGTTCAGCCCTGGTGACTTGATAGTGTTTGAGAGGTGGTGTGAGCTTCTTATAGACTATGATGAACCCGTGAACCCATCCTTCGCAGGCGAGAAACAACCGATCTGTATCCTCCATGAGAAAGCAGTGATAGCTCGTATAGAGAACAACATCCTCCCCGTTCCTATGTAGGTAGCGAAATGTGTAATGAGAACATGTGCCATATGAAGATAGCAGCTATCCTAACGGAGCTTGCCTCTTTGTCTGCTCTGGTCTCAGACTCCGTATTTCAAACAGCCGTAACCTCTGTCTTTGGTCATGAAGGGCCAAAGATTATGGGAGTCATAGCCATAGTGGGGATAGTTTCAGCGAAGGTCCTCCACTGGCTAGATGACCAGCCTCCAGATCCCCCTGAACCCCCTTCCTCACCTATGACTACGAAAGGCCTTTAGCATGAGCATACTGCAGAAGTTCCTACTATTTCTCAAACTCTTCGCGGTTCAGTCTCTGCCCTACACGGTTGTTATTGGTACGGTAGAAGTTACCATAGCACTTGTCCCTCCACCTGCTCCAGAACCCCCTGTCGTATAAGAAAGGATATCTTCATGAAAAGCATAACCATCCAAGTTACCCAAGAAGACATCAACGCTGGTATACAGAAAAACACCTCAGGCTGTGCAATAGCTCTAGCTATGAAAAGGCAACTAGGACATTACGATCTATGTGTCTGTTCCTTGTCAATCCTGATTGAAGGTAAGAGATACAAAACCTCAAATGAAATGGCAACCTTCGTCCATGACTTTGATAATGAAAAAGCATTGGTTTTCCCTGCGGAGTTCTTACTAGATCTTTCAGAGCCGATCAGTGTCTAGTCTTCCCGATATATTTGGGGCGGTAGCGCCCCTCCCTCTTTATCCTCCTCCAGGTAACAACTATGCCACACGACCTATCTCTACTATTACTGATTTTGTTATTCATCATAGTGCTGGCTCTCCTGATCAAACCCCTTTGGAGATTGATGCGGAGCACAGGGCAAGAGGAATGGCCTTCATCGCATATAACTGGGTTATCACAAAGGATGGCACCATATACCAAGGTCGTCCGATCGGATGGGTTAGTGCAGCCCAGTATGGAAGAAATAGTCAAAGCGTTGCAGTCTGCCTTACAGGAAACTTCGCCTCAGGAGATCCTGGATACACTGGTGACCCAACTCCAGAACAAATCCAAAACCTCAATCGTCTTGCCCTTAGCGTGCATATACATCTTACCTCTATCGAAAGAACATATGGACATGGAGACATTGCATCTTTATTCTATCCGAATAATCCTGACCCATACGCAACGGCCTGCCCGGGAGATAGGCTCAGCATCCAAATCCCAAATATAAGAAAATATGTAACGGAGAATCTACATGCAGGACTATGAATTGTTTACTAATTATATTCTACTTGTCACTAAGTCAGAACTCCTAATTAGAAGGGAGATTCTCAGGCAGCTTGATCTCCAACAAGCCGGTAAGTTCCAGCATGTTGCCTTCGACGTAGGTTGCTCAAATGAGACGCGGTTAGCTATGCTTGTTGAAGAAATTGGAGAAGTCGCACGAGCTTTGCAAGACAATAATTGGAAGAACTTAAAAGAGGAAATAGTTCAAGTAGCAGCCATTGCTACATCTTGGGTAGCACGGCTAGAAGAAAACGGCGTAGAATGAGATGGACTTATCTGCACTAGCTAACATATCCCAAGAGTGGGACATAGAGAACGAAGGGTACGAGTATCAAGAGCCTCCTGAGTCCAGGTGGCTTTTCTCGTTGTGTCACGATACATTAGAGATGAATGATGAGAACTATGAAGTAGGACTCAAACCTCTCACGCACAATGAGTTCTGTTCTGTACTTGAGGATGCAGTAGGGGACTGTAAGTTTAGAGGCAACAAGCAGACTCTCGTACATCTTGAGATGCCCCGCTTCACCTACAAAACCTCAATCACCTGTGAAGGCCTGGTTATAGGAGCTATCATCCGTAACCCGAACATAACAAGTTTGATTGTATGTGCAGACCATCGTAACGCAAAGAAGCGTATCATTGGGGCGAAGTATCATCTCACGAAGAACGAAGCCTTTATTGATGCATATGGAGATGGATGGAAGCCGGACTTTCAAGAGGCCGCATGGTCATCAAACATGATCACCGTAGCGAAGCGGACGAAGGGGGCTCTCCGTGAGGCTACCGTCGAGACAACCTCGGTAGGCATCGACTCGACGGGAGCTCACTTCGATCTCATTATCTGCGATGACATCGTGAACGATAAGAACACGGTAACAGTGGAGCAACGTGATCAAGTCTTTGGGTTCATGAAGAAGCTTCTCATGCAGCTCAACCCTGGAGGTGCCTTGATTATCATTGGTACGCGCTGGCATATTGACGATGCCTATGGGAGGATCATCAAAGAAGATGAGGGTCGAGAGAGGGATGGACTTGAGCCTCGGTTTAAGTACTTCATACGCTCGTGTTGGGATGGTCCTCAAGGACTCTTCTTTCCTGAGAAACTCGACTATGAGTTTTTAGAGAACCAGAAGTTCGATCAAGGTGCACGCGTCTTCGCGGCGAACTACGAGAACAAGCCGGTAGCAGATGAAGATCGTGTCTTTGATATGTCTACGATCAATATCATGCCCTTTGAGTTGTATAAGATAAATAATTCAAACGTTATCCGTCTAAACACGGGAGAACAGTACCCAGTATCTGTAACTATGGCATGGGACCCTGC